CTTGCGACCTTTATGAGCCTGCCGAAGATAGTAGCCCGCACCACATAATTGGAGACGCAGTGCGCATTGCCTATGGGGAGCCGTGGGACTTGATGATTGCGCACCCTCCATGCACGTATTTAGCTAATTCGGGCGTGAGTTGGCTGCACAAAGACCCGACAAGGTGGGCAAAGCTAGACGAAGGGGCCGCACTGTTCAAAGCGCTTCTAGACGCGCCGATTGCAAAAAAATGTCTAGAAAACCCAATCATGCACAAATACGCAAGGGAGCGCATTGGACGCGACAAGACGCAGGTTATTCAGCCTTGGATGTTTGGGCACATGGAGCAAAAGGCCACCTGCTTGTGGCTTGAAGGATTGCCAGAGCTAAAGCCTACAAAGATTGTCAAGGCTGAAATGATGCTGCTACCAAAGCGAGAGCGTGAGCGGCTGCATTATTGCTCACCAGGCCCTGAACGATGGAAAGAGCGCAGCCGAACCTATCAAGGCATTGCTGACGCTATGGCTCAACAGTGGACCTAGGGTAAACACCTATTCAACTTCCCCAGACTCCAGCCGAAACTACCTCTATCGCAGCTTGCTGCATCAACCGAAAGAGCATCATGGCTTGGCAATATGACGTTGATTTTGAAGGTGTGAAGGTAGACATCGAGTTCACGCACGATCAGGACATCGAAACAGGGACTTGGTACTACGAGATTGAGGCTGTCGAAATCGACGGCAACGATGTTGCGCCGCTGATCTACGCGGTTGACGACAAGAAAGCCGCTGAAATGCTGACCGCTGCTTTGGTCAAAGCTATGCAGGAAGACCTTCGGCAGTCAAGGATGGCGCGTGGAGAAGCCAAGGCGGAGAACATGTTGTCGGACGGTTTCCATGCGTGGGCTGGTCTGTGGCCTGCTGATCGGGAGGCTGTATGAGCAAGCACACGCCAGCGCCGTGGTCATTTCATCCGCACATGGGGGCTCCGTCAGACGGGAGCGGATACGTTACGAAGTGCCGTAACTTTGACGCGCACACGGTTCATATCGGCGCTGGTGAGATATTGCTTGCCTCAGTTGAGGCATATAAACACAGCGGTCCTCATAACGGGTTCCCGCGCGTTTCGGACTTTGATGAAAATCGCGCCAACGCCCGCCTTATGTGCGCCGCGCCTGAGTTGCTGGAGGCGTTGAAACGCGCCGAAGAGTTTTTGGCGCATTCGACGGAATACCGTATCGGCCATCCGGGATTTGAGCAAGCAAATGCGCAAGCCCGCGCAGCTATTGTCAAAGCAGAAGGAACAGCCAAATGATCTACCGCAACCTCCCCCCATATCTCTACGAAGAGGCTTTCCAGTACGTTCAAAACGGCAAGATCACTGGCGCGTTTCTCGAAGCTGTTCTTGCTAACGAACTCTGCCAAGCGCTTGACTTCTTTGAGGCATCTGGCCGCGACCCCTACAGCGCTGCCGATATGAAGGATTTTGTCGCTACGGTTGCGTGGGTGTCCGAACATTGCCCAGCAAAGGCGAAGGGTTCTCGCGCTGCTATCACGGTTTGGTGCGACCGTGGCGGCATCAGCGGAATTGAAAAGCGCTTCGATTGGTCAAAGTGGGCTGCTGATGTGCAAACTGGATTCGTGCCGATGACGAGATCGGGGCGGGAGTTTTTTCAGCAGTTGGGGCGCAGAGGGTATTAACTTCTAGATATGCGGCGCATCGCGTCCGCATCATCGTAACGTTAAAAAATCATGATCAAACAAACTGAAAATGTTCAATATGTCGGATGCGATGACTTGCGGAAATGGTTAATTTCAAATGGCTTTCGCGTTTCGCCTCAGATAAATTTGCGGGATAACGGTTGCAATTGGTATGCATACAAAAGGAGCAACATTCCTGCGCGTGAGTGTGAGTGCAACGACGGAAAGCCAATGCAAATTGTTGTCACGCCTTTTAGGCTTGTAATGGATAGCGCTCCCAAAGGCGCGTGGGAAAGCGCCGAAGTTGACGTAACTGGCGAAGCTGGCTCACATTGGTACAAGCTTTCATGCTACAGCCTTAAAGCAGAAGAGCTTATGGCTCGCATGCATGAAATTGAGGCTGCATTGATTGCCGCTTGGAATGCTCTTCGCCCAAAATAAGCAGAAACAAACCATGATCAAACAAACTGAAAGACAGCGCGACATAGGCGGTGGCGCAAAACCATTTCCAGAAACCGAGCAAGCAAGACGCGAGATATTGATTTACGTCCGCGATCATGGCCCGTGCAAGTCTTGCGATATTCAAGAATGCTTTCAATATGACGCAGCCAAAGTAAAGAGCACTTTATATTGGCTTCGGTGCATGGGAACGATTCAATTTATGACCGGAATGTGGGAATTTGTTCGCATGACTCCCGATGTCAAGGCTAAGGGCGAATCGGTGAGCATTGTCAGAAATGAGCCTTGGCACATGCCGCAGCCGATCAAGGTAGATCGCAAAGATGGCGTGAAGTACACGTATCAGGCCGCACCTACAAACCGTTGGAATGTGAACATCCTGCCGGGTCAGGGGGTGATCAGTGGCGACAATCCGGGCTTGGCAAGGTTAGCGGGGTAGCTATGCAACAGCTCACAATTGACGGCTGCGTCGAGTATCGGGAAGAAAAGCCCGTTCGTGTCATTAATCGGAGAAAGTCAGTGCAGGACGAGAAAGATAGACTTCGCCAAGAATTGCGGATCGCTTCTGTAAAAGTTCCCAAAGACCTTGGCTCTGCATCCGTAGAGGAAACAAGGCGCTGGGTCGAGTCGCAAAAGAGGGCGGTAAAGCTTTTGAGCAAAGAGCGCGCTTCTGTTCCTGAATTGAGAACAGCGCTTGACGAGCTTGTGAACTACATTGTTTTCAAGTTCGGCGGAAATAAATGAGGCAGTGCCTAGGCGGCTGGTGCGCTCGCAGAGAGTCTTGCGGGCACTACCATGCAGAGCCGGACAAATGGGGCACTCCGCCGTCCGAAAGACTATGCGACACCGGCAAGGACAAGCCCACGCGCCTAAATGACAGAGAGGCAAGTGTTGACATGCATCAGGCTATGCATGAGGCTCACTTGATCATGCTGCAAGCCGCAAAGTATCCAGAGACGGTTAACAAAAAGTCGGCAACAGATGCGCGGGCGGCTATTACGTATTTTTGCAAGCTGTGGCTAAGGGCAAAGCAATGACCTGCCTAGGCTGCGAGCGTATAGCGGTTTCTCCTGTTGTTCTGGACACTGGCGAAACAGTGTGCAGCTACTGCGAAGCGTGGAAAGAAGAGTGCTTCAAACGTCACCGGCACATTGAAAACATGTTCAAGCTGGACCGCGTAGGTAGAAATACTTATATCGACTCGCTAGTGCAGCCTGAGGGCCAAATCTCGGCGGACAGGACTAAAGCGGGATTCTTGGCAGAGTGGAAAGCAAGGAAGAGAAAGGCTGAAAGTGACGTGTAAGCATGTGGAGATCCGCGCATGGTTCCATCCTGGCGATGACGCGCCGGTAATGTGGTCCTGCACGGAATGCAAGCGAAAGTTCGTGCCGATTGATCTTGCAATCGAGCGGGAAAAGATTCACTCGCTGAGCTATGACCCGATAGCAGTTTGGGCGCCAGAAATCGACCGTAAGGGGTAAAGATTGAAAACTATGAACTTTCATGCAGTGCTGACAAGCCTGCCGGTTGACCGCGTGGCTCGCCGCGTGACATCGCAGGCGGCAGTTGCTCAGATAGATGCGCCTTTGTACGGCAAGGAACTTGCAGAGGTTAAGAACCGTCTGGAGCGCAAGCACCGGCTTCTAAAGCACATCCTTGGCATAAAGACGAAGGCGCAACACGTTAACACTCGGTACAAAGCCAGTAAGGGGATTAATCAATTCCGCGCAAGGAGAGAACCGAGGGCGTTTAAGGAGTACGTCCGTTGCGGGACTGAGATCAACCGCCTGAATACCGAGCTTTCAGAGCAACGCAAGGCCAGAAAGTTTGTTCAGCAATTGCTGGATGATGTCAAACAGTGAACAACAAGAACGTCATTGCGTTACCCGCATCAACAAACTTCAAGCCTGAGCAAGCTTTGCACTCTGCATTGAGCTTTGGTGATGATTTAACTGATGTTCTTGTTGTGGGCTTTGAAAGCGGCGCGCTGCTCGTTAGGTCATCGCACATGACGCGGGCAGAAGCGCTATTCATGCTTGAAAAAGCAAAGGAATGGGTAATGTCTGGTGGGCTGTAGTACAATCAAGCCTTCTCATCCCAATGAGATTTGCGGTATAGTTGCTTTGCTTTCACCAAAGCATCACGACCTCCCTAGTTGCTTCGATGACTAGGCGCAGCGCCACTTTCGAGTGGCGTTTGCTTTTCTGCCTTACAATACTTCCACGCTGATTAACAGTAGTGGACAGTAATGGATACAAAAACGAAACGAAAACCTACGGGTGCCGCTGCATTGGGTGCAGGGCCAGGAAGACCCAAGGGGATGCCTAATAAGGTCACAGTCGAGTTTCGGCAGACTGTTCGGGCCTTGCTAGAGGACAACGCTGAAAACGTCTCTACGTGGCTCGCAGCGGTTGCTAGTGGAGACATCGCTGATGGCGGGAAACGTGAGCCAGACCCAGGAAAAGCGCTAGACCTGTTGGCAAAGCTTGCAGAGTTCGCTGCGCCTAAGCTAGGCAGGGTCGAGCATGTAGGCGACGGTGGCGGACCTGTTCGGGTTGTTGCATCCAGCACTGACGAACGCTTGTGACGTTCAAACTCACTGATAAGCAACTAGCCGCCCAGCCGATCCTATCGGGTGATGCTGTGCATGCAATGCTGTTCGGTGGCAGCAGAAGCGGAAAGACAGCGCTCCACGTTCGCAATACTGCAATGAGGGCGATTAAGGCCCCCGGAAGCCGACACGGAATATTCCGCTTCAGATACAACCACCTCAGATCGTCGGTTGTTCTGGACACGTTCCCAAAGATCATGCGGCTAGCGTTCCCTGGTGTTGAGTACCAGACTCACAGCCAGGATGGTTACGCAGACATAGACACCGGGGCGGGAAAGTCTCAGATATGGTTTGCTGGCCTAGACGACAAAGACCGCACTGAGAAGATCCTGGGCATGGAGTTTGCGACTCTGTACTTCAACGAGTGCAGTCAAATCCCGTACAACTCTATCCAAATGGCGATTACTCGCTTGGCCCAAAAAGTCACGCAGACGATTGACGGCAGACCAGACGCGCTATTGAAACTGCGGGCTTTTTACGATTGCAACCCGCCACCAAAGAATCATTGGACGTATCGCTTATTCATTGAAAAGCGCGATCCCGAGACAAGGGAGCCACTTGCTAGGCCAGAGAACTACGCATCATTCCAGATCAACCCGCGAGACAACGTAGAGAATCTGTCTCCTGAGTACATCCAGACCCTTGAAGGATTGCCAGCAAGAATGCGTAAGCGCTTCCTTGAAGGCGCTTTTGCTGATGCTAATCCGTCTGCACTCTTCCCTGAGGAGCATATAGACAGATGGCGGGTTATGGATGGCAAGTTGCCTGATATGGTCCGCGTAGTTGTTTCTGTTGACCCGTCAGGAGCTGACGACATTGACAACGCAGATAACGACGAGATTGGCATCATCGTTGTTGGGCTTGGTACAGATGGCAACGCTTACCTGCTAGAAGACTGCACCATTAAGGCGGGTCCTGCTACATGGGGCAAAGTGGCGACAAACGCATTTGATCGCCATGCGGCTTCCTGCGTTGTTGGTGAGACAAACTTTGGTGGGGCAATGGTCGCGCAGACAATTCAGGTTGCTAGGCCGAGCAC